AAAGTTGACGCAGACGGTAATAAAACATCACAAGTACACGGTATTCGAGCGGCTTGTAAAGTAATGAAAACACGTTATGCAAAACCATTTGAAAGCGTACAAGTAGAAATTCCATACGAAACAGGTATGAGTCCTTACAGTGGTCTTTTGGATTTCTTTGAAGCAAAAGGTGTACTAGTCAAGCAAGGCAATCGTTTGAAATATATGACTAAAGCAGGCGAAGAAATGATTGAGTTCCGTAAAAACTGGACTGATGAAAAACTTAACGTAGTAATGGAAGAATGGAATGATAGAAATTTTGATGATGAATCAGAAGAACTAGAAGCTCCAGAATTAGATAACATCGAAGTAAACGAGGAAGCATAATGGCTAAATATTTTTCGACCAAGTGCTATGGGCATAACATTGGACTAAGTGCAGTGTTTAGACAGCCCCATGCAGATTCACATTGTAGTTTATTACATGGATATAGTTTATCATTCAAATTTACATTTGGATGTAATGAACTAGATGAACGTAATTGGGTAGTAGATTTTGGTGGATTAAAACCACTAAAGAAATGGCTAGAGGATAGTTTCGACCATAAAGTAGTTTGTGATAGAAATGACCCTCTGTTGTATAAGTTGACTGAATTAGAATCATCTGGTCTAGCAGAACTTACACTATTAGATGGTGTAGGGGTCGAAAAATTTTCAGAACACGCTTGGCGTTTTGCGGATAAACTCGTAAGAGAATCTTCAAATGGTAGGTGTTTTTGTGTAAGAGTAGAATGTGCGGAACATGGCGCAAATTCGGCAATTTATGAGGCATACATGCCTCATCGTTTATGAGGACCAAATGGCGGCAGTAGAGTTAGAAACAGTATTTGAGTTATGGGAAAAAGTTTTACCTTTTATCCCAGCAAAAGATAAATTAGAAGCGGCAGAAACATTTATTAAAGTGTGCGATGATAGTGGAATCGAACAAAATGAGATAGATGAATTTGCTGAAGGAGACAAGATACTTGAAACGGCGGTAGACAGGTATTTCGAAGAATTTGAAGATGAAGAGGAAGACTGGTAATGGAAAATTGGTATAGTAAGGTAGTTAAGGATTGGGCTAAAATTCCTGATTGCGTTGATTACTTCACCAATGAATTATCGGATGCACGTTCAGAAGTAAGAATTTATGGCAATGTGGAGAAAAATGCTACACATTTGCCATCTTACGTTGAATTGCGTTTTGCTCAATTACAAGAACTTGAAGCAATCCTAGAACATCTAAATATACAGTTACGTAAAAAACGTAGTGAATATTTACGAAAATATTTAGAGAACTACAACAAGGCACTTAGTTCCCGTGATGCAGAAAAGTATGCAGATGGCGAAGCTGAGGTTGTTGCTATTAGTGAACTAATAAATCAAGTAGCATACACCCGTAATCAGTATTTAGGTATAACAAAAGGTTTTGAGATTAAACACTTTCAGTTAACCAATATAATTAAGTTACGAGTAGCAGGAATGGAAGATGCAGAAATAAACAACAGACATTAATGAACACCGGTAATGAGTAAATACATTACCAGTTAGAGAGATAAAACATGAGCGAAATTAAAGTAATCAAAAGAGACGGCATCCCAGAGCCACTAGACTTAGAAAAAATGCACAAAGTTGTGATGTTTGCATGTGAAGGCATTGCAGGTGTAAGTGCAAGTGAAGTAGAATTAAAATCACATATTCAATTTTTTGATGGTATTACTAGTGTAGAAATACAAGAAACATTGATTAAAGCCGCGGCAGATTTAATATCAGAAGAAACTCCAAACTATCAATGGGTAGCGGGTAATCTTGTGAACTATCATTTGAGAAAAATGGTATATAACAGTTTTGAACCATGGCATATTCGTGATATTATTAAATTAAATACAGAAAAAGGTTTCTATGATCCATCACTACTTGAAGATTATTCAGAAGAAGATTGGGAAGAAATTAATAGTTTTATCAAACACGAAAGAGATTTCAATATTGCATATGTTGGTATGGAACAGTTTCGTGGCAAATACTTAGTTCAAAATAGGGTAACTGGGCACCATTTTGAAACACCGCAGATTACATACGCTCTAATTTCTGCATCTTTATTTGGTAACTATCCAAAAGAAACAAGAATGAAATATGTCAGAGAATACTATGATTCAATTAGTAATTTTGATATCTCTCTGCCTACTCCTGTTATGGCTGGCGTACGTACGCCACAGCGACAGTTTTCATCCTGTGTTCTGATTGAAACAGACGATTCACTAGATTCTATAAATGCTACCTCTAGTGCAGTGGTCAAGTATGTTTCTCAGAAAGCAGGCATAGGTATTGGTGCCGGTAGCATCCGTGCTATAAATTCACCAATACGAAATGGAGATGCAAGTCATACAGGAGTTATTCCTTTTTATAAATTATTTCAAGCAAGTGTAAAATCATGTTCGCAAGGCGGCGTCCGTGGCGGAGCGGCAACTTTATATTATCCGTTATGGCATTACGAAGTAGAAGACTTATTAGTATTAAAGAATAACAAAGGCACAGAAGATAATAGAGTACGTCATATGGATTATGGTGTACAATTTAATAAATTAATGTATGAACGTCTAATGAGTGGAGGAGATATTACATTATTCTCTCCATCTGATGTTCCTGGTCTATATGAAGCATTCTTTGATGACCAAGATAAATTTCGTGAATTGTATGAAAAAGCAGAACGTTCTACTAAAATTCGTAAAAGAACAGTTCCTGCATTAGACTTATTTTCAGCATTTATGAATGAACGTAAAAATACAGGTCGTATATATTTGATGAATGTAGACCATGCAAATGAGCATAGTTCATTCATTTCAGATATGGCACCTATACGACAGTCAAACTTATGTTGCGAAATTAATCTACCAACGAAGCCTTTAAAACATTTACATGATGAAGAAGGTGAAATTGCTCTTTGTACTCTTAGTGCGATTAATTGGGGAAATATTAAAACACCAGAAGACTTTGCTAAACCTTGTGAGTTAGCAGTGCGTGGCTTGGATGCTCTATTAGATTATCAAAGATATCCTGTACTTGCGGCTGAAATTTCAACTAATAATAGAAGACCTCTTGGTGTTGGTATTATTAATTTTGCATACTGGTTAGCTAAGAATGATACAAACTATTCTGACCCTGATTTAAAACTTGTTGATGAATGGGCAGAAGCGTGGTCGTATCATCTTATCAAAGCATCTAATACTTTAGCACAAGAATACAATGCATGTCCGTTATCATCACAAACTAAGTACGGAAACGGAATTTTGCCAATTGATACATATAAACCTGAGGTTGATGAATTAGTAAAAAGAAAATATACACAAGACTGGAAAGGTCTAAGAAAAGATTTAAAAAAACACGGCATTCGTAACTCAACACTGATGGCACTTATGCCTGCTGAAACGTCTGCACAAATATCAAATTCAACTAATGGTATAGAACCACCGAGAAGTATGGTTAGTGTTAAGCAGTCCAAACATGGTGTGTTAAAGCAAGTTGTACCCGGTATTCACAAGTTAAAAAACAAGTATGAGTTGTTATGGGACCAAGAGTCGCCAGAGGGATATCTAAAAATTATGGCTGTATTACAAAAATATATTGACCAAGGTATATCAGTTAATACTTCATACAACCCTATATTCTTTGAAGATGAAAAGATACCAATGTCAGTGATGTTGCAACATCTTATTATGTTCTACAAATACGGTGGTAAACAACTTTATTACTTTAATACATTTGATGGACAAGGGGAAATTGATGTAAGTAAAGATATTCCAGAGGATTTGAAGTCAAGGGAAGAGTTTAACAGCGACATAGAGTATGAAGAATATTGTGATAGTTGTGCTATCTAAATATCAAATGACAAAGTAACAAAAAAGATAAATATCACATTAGAACTAGAAAGTAGAGAGATATAAATGTCAGTATTCAATTCAGATAATAAAGCAGACCATACGAAAGCATTGGCTTTCTTAGACCCATCAGGCGGAGTAGCAATTCAACGTTTTGATATGTTAAAATACAAACAGTTTGATAAACTTACTGACAAGCAACTAGGTTTCTTTTGGCGTCCAGAAGAAGTAGATGTAACTAAAGATTCAAATGATTTTAAAAATCTTACAGACCATGAGCGTCATATCTTTACATCAAATCTAAAGCGTCAAATTCTACTAGATAGTGTACAAGGTCGTGCACCAGTAGAAGCATTTGGCCCACTAGTATCTATTCCAGAACTAGAAGCATGGATCCAAACTTGGACATTTTCAGAAACAATTCACTCACGTTCATATACACACATTATTAGAAATGTTTATTCAGACCCATCAAAAGTATTTGATGAAATGATGGATATCAATGAAATCATGGATTGTGCAGATGATATTTCTAAAAACTATGATGAACTAATTGAAATGACAGGTTTCTATAACTTGTTGGGCGAAGGCACACATACAGTCAATGGTAAGAAAGTACCAATCAGTGAATATGAAATTAAAAAATCTCTATATAAAACACTTATGAGTGTTAATATTTTAGAAGGTGTTCGTTTCTATGTCTCATTTGCTTGTTCATGGGCATTTGCAGAACTTAAAAAGATGGAAGGCAATGCTAAGATTATTAAGCTAATTGCACGTGATGAAAATCTACACTTGGCATCTACACAAACACTTCTAAAACTTCTACCAAAAGATGATCCAGACTTCATTCAGATTGCTAAAGAGACAGAAGAAGAATGTATCCAAATGTTTGTAGATGCAGTAGAACAAGAAAAAGAATGGGCACAGTATCTATTTAAAGATGGTTCAATGATTGGTTTGAATGCAAAATTACTTGATGACTATATTGAGTGGATTTGTTGCAAACGTATGACAGCCGTTGGACTAAAATGTCCATACAAAACGTCACAAGCAAACCCATTACCTTGGACACAAAAATGGATTGCTGGCGCAGATGTACAAGTTGCACCTCAAGAAACAGAAATTTCATCTTATGTTATTGGTGGTGTAAAACAAGACGTTGATAAAGAAACATTTGGCGGAATGTCTCTATGATTGATGCAACTGCAATGGGTACTGTAGTTTATGATGTTCAAGACCATATAGCACTAGAACCAAATAATAATGCACATTATTGTTTAATACCTAAACAAGTAGACCAAAATCTTATCTTAAAGCTACAGAAGATAATGATGGATATTGGTAATCATAATATCAGATTAGAGAATTGTGATACCTATGAAATAACAATGCGATTTATAGATAAACATCCAATAGTAGAAATGTTTATCAACAAAGAGGACTAAATGACTGAATTTACGGAAGAATGGATTAGGCTTAATAACTTTAAGTTTTCTATGCAAAATGAGGTAGCAAGACTACCAGAAACTGAATTAGACAGAAAAATAATTGATAGACAATTAATACCATTTATACAGAACTCATATCCAGATAAGAAAGATATCAATATCTTAGATATTGGCTGTAATGAAGGTTATGCTATGGAAAAATTTTCCGAGTTGGGATACACTAACGTTCAGGGAATTACTATTGAAAAAGAAGAATGGGACAAATGTAAAGCAAAAGACTTAAAAGTACATCTTATGGATTACAATTTTAATCAAGTAATGAACAACTATTTTCATGTGGTATGGATGCGTCAATCATTGCAGTTTTCTCATATGCCATTTTTTACGCTTTTAGAACTCAATAGAATGATGAAAATCAATGGTTGGGCTTATATTGAAGTTCCGCATTCAACAAACGAACACAAATATTATGCTACATTACATCCGGATAACTACAGATTGTTTATGATTCGTGCAGGATTTGAAATAGTACAATATGACTATTATGAATTAAATTCAGATGGCAAAAGTGAGAGGCATGTTTTCTTTGCTTTAAACAAGCGTAGAAACATCCAACTAGCTAACGCAGATACAATTTCAGACAAATAATTTTATAAAAAGCTAATAAAACTGCGGCTTTTTTGCCTATTTTTTTCCTTGACATACTATGCAACTTATGATATTCTAATCCATAAGAAAAGGAGGTACTTTATGTTTAATTGGTTAAACCGTAAAGATACACTAACACCTAAAGGAGAAATGATGAAAACATCAAAACAAGAGAAAATAATCAATGCATTAAAAGACGGAGAAGCATTGACAGAAGCTACTATGAAAAATAGGTATGGAGTTGCAAATCCGAGAGCAACTATCAGTGCTTTGAGAATGAAAGGTTACGCCGTATATGCTAATAAAAGCAAACATGGTAAAACTGTATACAGACTAGGAGCTCCCCTAAGAAGGGTTGTAGCCGCTGGTTACAGAGCCTTAGCAGACGAAAAAGTGTTTGGGTAAAACATA